CTAACATATATGTGGGTCCGACTGGAGTAGTCGGACAGTGGAGCTGTTTCAACTCAACATCACACAACATGTTTATTGGCATCTGTAACAGGGTGCTGATAGTTAAGAACCCTGGATTTGATTATGATCAATTAATTGGAAAATACCATTATTTGCCTCACTATCTACTCAAAGGTCTTAGAGACATACCTATGCATAGCCTTCACTACTCACCGGACTTCTACAGTAGTGCTCTCCTTCCTGTGTGCTATGAGTAGGCCTAAAGGTAACTACCAGGCCTATGCTCAAGCTTATCAAGAATTATTGGATCAAGGAAATCTTTTACCAAAAGATTGGCATGTGAATATTTTTATAAAATGGGAACTTGTCGCATCTTCGGATAAAGATCCTAGGATCATATCACCCCGATCATACAAGTACAACATACTTCTTGGCCAGTACATTAATAAATATAATGAACTAGCTATTTACAAGGGTATAGACACTTTATGAGGAGAAGAAACAGTATTCAAGCATTGTACTTTACCTGCGATGGCTAATCAAATTGTGAGGAAATGTGACACCTCGTCCTGTCCGGTAGCGGTAGGGCTAGATGCTAGTAGATTTGATCAACACGTGTCAAGACAAGCTCTTAACTTTGAACATTCTGTTTACAGACGCCTTTTCCGCAGTACCAGGAAAGGTGATTCAGAGTTACATTGGTTGTTGAGACGCCAACTTGTGAATTTTTGCAAGGGTAAAGGAGACATTTTCGACTTCGAGTATAAGACAGCTGGCAGGATGTCAGGTGATATGAACACTTCTGTTGGAAACGTGATGCGTATGACATCCGTGTTGTTGCATTGGAGACAAACCTTAGGGTTAAATTTCAAGTTAGTCAACAATGGGGACGATTCTGTTGCAATAATGGAGCTTTCAGAACTGCCAAGATTTCTTGATGGATTTGATTTGTTCTTTGTTGCTTATGGATTCAACATGGTTGCCGAAGAGCCCGTATACCGTGTTGAGCATATTGAATTTTGCCAAATGAAACCCGTTCGATTGGATCGAGGGTGGATGATGGTACGTAAGCCAACGAGTGTATTCAAAGATATGATTGCCATTTCGTCCAGAGGCGTAGCAAAATATTACAACTACCTTAGGGATGTTGGACTTTGCGGACTATCCTTGTACGCAGATTGCCCTCTAGTTGGAACCTTTTACAGTGTTCTGAGTCGTCAGGGAAACGAACGACTAGAAGGGGAATTGCAAGGCGGTTTAGCTTATTGGATGAAGCAAGGAGACTATGAGAAAGTACCAGTTCTTCCTGGTGGTTACTCACAAGATAGTCTTCTTAGCTACTGTGAAGCCTTTTCACTCGAGCCCATAGTCGTAATTGAATTTGAAGAACTTGTTGAAAAAGATCTAATGGCTGCAGTTAGACAGCTATCGCTTTTGTGTTAAAATGAGTAACATGAAAAATAAGAATAATGCTAGGACGGGGGGAGCCGTATCTCCCCCCAACACGGGTATTGATTTCATCAATACTGGACACGCTGCTCAAGCTAGGTACATGGCGGCCTTGGCCAATCCATTTGCCTCTCCAGCGGTCCCCATCCCAGACTCGTTCCTTGAAGCACACGTTTCAAAGATTGCCAAAGAAACGGTGATTGACGGTGTCCAAAACCTTCAAATAAAATTCTATAAATCAACCGAGGATGCTACGTGGGATTATTCCATTCAATATCGGTATCATACCGCAGCTGGGTGGGTTGACCTCGTTACCGAGACTTCGGAAGTCGGAGCACGATTGGTTGCTGCAGGAATTGCTTTTGAAGACGTTGGTCAGCTTGATTCACTCGAGGGCGTCATTACATACACCCAGGAAAACTGGGCTATTCAA